AAACTGCGTTCGGATGTCGAGTATCTGGCCATGATGACCGGCGTAGAGCTGTAAGGAGGAAATCAAAATGGAACATTCCCCGAAGTATAAAATGGTCAAAAAGTTCTATAAGGTCTACAAGGTCTGGTCCATCGACCGCGTGCGTGACGCCGTGGAGAAGGGCTGGATTACCGAGGATGAGTTCAAAGAGCTCACCGGTGAGGACTACTAAGCCATGAGCGTTTTGGCAAGTGATAGACCCGTATCCAAATTTGAGGCTGTCTACCATGCACATGTTATGCGTGATATGTTCAACCAATTGGTTCTGCGGAATTTTGGAATCCGGGACGTTGGGCCTATCGCAAGAAGGAAATATATTCTTGGAAAGGATAACATAGAAAACCGTGACAAGTATGAGTGCCTGCTTGACGAGTACCGCGGCGCCATTGTGCGTTTTGCGGCCTCGGTAGTGCAGGACGTTAGTGCTGCTAACGCTATTTATCCAAAAAACTTGAGCGAATACAACCAACGGCGCGCTTACCAAACCCATGCCTTAGCTGCCTGTCGGCAACTCACTGTAGAAATACAGAGTGTCGTCGATACTTTTGACGTGGACGTAAATGACTACGCCCAGTAT